TCGGGCGTGACCGTGACGGGCTCTGGTCCGTTCACGATCACCTTCCCGAACGCCACGTCGAACGTGCAGGCTGCCGCCGCTCCGTTCGCCGCGAACGGCTCCGGCCTGACCGGTGGGTCCAACCCGTCGGTGACCATCGCTGCGACCGGCGCTGGTGGCGTGGACACCAACCTCCGCGCTATCGGTGGCGACTTCTCCCAGTGCGCCTACGGGGTCGGCATGGACCTCAGCATCAAGGTCAGCAACGAGGCGTCCTACTGGGACGGCACGACGTGGCACTCGGCCTACCAGGAGAACCTGACGCTGCTCCTCATCGAGGCCTACTACGGCTTCGTCGTGGGGAACGTCAACGCCTTCTGCGCCTACACCAAGGGCACGGCCGCGTTCTGATGGCTGAGCTCGTCACTCTCGAGGAGGACGGGCCGCTGGGTCCGGCCGGTACGCAGGTGTGGGTCGATGACCCTGCCGACGCGAAGAAGGCGCCGCCGCGTAAGGCGGCTCCCAAGAAGTCCACTGCGAAGTGACTGAGGTAGGTGCCGGGCGATGACGGTTATGCCGGCGGATCTCGGCACCTACCTGGGCACGACGGTGGATGAGGATCGTGCGCAGCTGCTGATCGATTCTGCGGTGCAGTTGTGCGAGTCGATCGTGGCTCCACTGCCGACGGGCGCGGATGCGGTCGTGCTGGACGTTGCTACTCGGGCGTACAGCAATCCGGCGAACGCTACCCAGCAGGCCGCGGGTCCGTTCTCGGCGAACTTCGGTCCTGTCGGTGGCGGTCTGTGGCTGACCCGGCAGAACAAGGCAGCGTTGCGTCGCCTGGCCGGTTCTGGTGGCGCTTTCACTATCGACACGATGCCCGCGACGGCCGGCACGTTGCTGCCGCCGTGGGAGATCAACCGGTGGGGTGGCTACGGCAACTATGGCGATTGGGACGTGACTCCGTGACGTTCCCGTTCGGCCAGACGGTCACGCTGGTGAGGCGCACCAAGGGCGCTCCTGACGCCTTGGGGAATGACACCTGGACGACGGTCTCAACGCCTGCCCGTGGGGCTTTCGATCCGGGTACATCGGTGGAGTCGGTGCAGGGTCAGGACTTGCTGGTCACGAGTCCGCGGGTGTTTCTGCCTGCGGGTACGGACGTGTCGGCGGTGGATGCGGTGGACGTGGCCGGTAGCCGGTATGAGGTCGATGGCTCCTCCAACGACTACACCAACCCGTTCACGGGCTGGCATCCCGGCGTGGTCGTGCAGCTCAAGCGGGTGACGGGATGAGCGACTTTACCCCGTCCTACTCCGGTCTCGGTGAGCTTCTTCGCTCGGATGAGATGAAGGCGGAGATGTTGCGCCGCGCCGAGAAGGTCGCGGAGATGGCCCGTGCGATCGCCCCGGTGGATGACGGCGACTACAAGGCATCGATCACGGCGTCGGTCGGGATCCAGCGCGAGGCCACGGAACGCGCCGCTGGCCGCGTCGAAGTGGGTGTAGACCACGCCATTTTCGTGGAGTACGGCACAAGTTCTGGAAGTCCGGCCCAGCACATCCTGGGCCGCAGTCTCGACGCAGCGAAGGATTGACCATGCCCCTGATCCGTTTCATTCACCCGCCGGATGTCCGCGAGTACGGGGATGCTCCGGTTCCCGTGGAGGACACGCAGGCCCGGTATCTGACGGCGATGCGCCGCGCAGTGCTGGTCACCGAGGACGACTTGGCCGGGCTCAAGAAGGACGAGCTGGTCGAGTTGGCCGAGGAGCTTCCCGACGTCGCGGCGCCGTCGAAGCGTGACAGCAAGGGCCACTTCGTCAAGGCGATCGTTGAGGCTCAGGAGCCGGAGTGAGTTTCGGCGGCGTCGAGGCGCTGCTGGTGCCGTGGCTCGCGTCCACCCTGTCTAGGCGGGTCGTCACCGAGACGCCTTCTGATCTCGCCGACGTCGTTCCGCTGCATCGGGTGGTGTCGTTCGGCGGCACCGCTTACCCGAAGGTGCCGAAGCTCATCAGCCCGCGCGTCGCGCTCACCACGTTCGCGGTCGGCTACGCGGCGGCAGCGCAAGAGGCCGAGAACGCCAAGCGCGCGATGCTCACGCTGCTGCCAGGTGTGACCGTCTCCGGCTCCACCGTGACCGGGGTCAGCCTGCTGGCCGGCCCCACCTGGGTTCCGTACACCGACACGGTGCTGCGGCAGTTCACCACCACGTTCGACCTGGTCATCCTGACCGCCTAACCCAACCCCCACCCACAACCCCAGCCGTCCCGGCGTGGGGGTATTCGGGCTGCTCGAAAGGAATCGCCAGCGATGGCCGTCAACGACAACTACACCTTCGCGGTTCAGCAGGGACAGGCTGCGGTCGCCCCCTACGGAACCCTCTACTCCACCGTCTCCGGAATGGTGCCGCTCACCAACCCGTGGACGGACCTGGGTGGCATCACGCAGGACGGCCTGACCGAGAACCCTTCCGTTTCCAGGAACGACTGGAAGCGGTGGGGCAGCATCAGCACGTACAACTCAGTGATCACGGACATCAAGCACGAGTTCAGTGTCAAGTTCCTCGAGACGAATGCCAATGTCATGGGGCTCGTGTACCGCAACGGCGGTCCGCTGATGCCGACCGGCGCGGGCACGTCCGAGGTGCAGACGATCACCATCACGGGCGCACCTGCCGGTGGCACCTTCTCGATCACCTACAGCGGTCAGACGACGCCCGCGCTGGCATACAACGCGGCCCCGTCCGCTGTGCAGACCGCCCTGCAGGCACTGTCGAACATCGGCGCCGGGAACGTGCTCGTCACCGGCACTGCGGGCTCGTCCTACGTGCTGACCTTCGCGGGTGCGCTGGCGAACACGAACGTCCCCGCTGTGTTGCCCGTCGGCACGTTCACGGGCGGCACGTCCCCCACGATCTCTGCGGCGACGACCACGGGTGGCGCGGCGGGCCAGCTGCTGTCCATCACCGATGACACCAGCGGTGTCCGCGACGTGCGGGCGATGTGCTTCGACATGATCACCGGGGTCGGGTCGTCGCAGAACCACCTGCGGTTCTACTGCCCGAAGGTCGAGGTGACCGCGGTCGCCAACATCACCTACCGCTTCGACCAGCCCCCGCTGTACGACCTCACGTTCACCGCCTACGCCGACTCCACGGGTGTCGCGGTGCGCCGCGACCTGCTGCTCAACGCTGTGGTGAACGGCCTGTGAGCGCCCTGGAGGCTGTGCAGGCCGACGCCGAGGCACCCGCCGAGGGTTCGGTGGTGCCGCTGGTCACCGACGAGGGCGAGTTCGCGGTCACCGTCCCGAAGCCGGGGAAGTGGAAGACGCGGGCGAACACGATGCTCAAGGACGGCGACTTCGACGGCTGGGCGAAGCTGGTCCTGGTTGAAGCCGACTTCGAGACGTGGACCGAGGCCGATCCGACCAACGATGACGTGGAGCACTTCTTCGAGGCGTGGTCGAAGGTCACGGGTGAGGACGCGGGAAAATCGCCGCGCTCCGGTCCTTCCTCGAGGAGCACGCGCCGCAAGTAGAGGCCGACATTGCTTCCCGGTATCCGGGCCGCTCCCTCAAGGAGTTGTTCACCGGGGGCATGTCGTTCCGCGAGTTGTGGGTGTTCATCCAATATCTGCCGCAGGAGTCGTGGACTCAGACGGCGCTGCGGGATGAGCCCCACGAGGAGCTGGAGCTGCCCGATCTGCCGGCCGAGTCGGAGGAGCAGCAGTTCGGGCCGTGGTCGCTGGACAACTACCAGCTCGCGGCGCTGATCGACGGCATCGAGTACCTCGCCTACATGACGGCGCGGGCGGCTGGCGACAAGGAATACCCGAAGCCTGAACCGAAGCCGCGTCCGGGTGTTCGGAAGTCGCAGACGCGCGAACTGCCACCCGAGGCGAAGGCATACCTAGAGGCCCTGCGGGCGCCGGAATAAGAGGAGGCGCGCATGGCGATCAACGTCGGCAGCGTCGCAGTCTCTGTTGTTCCCGACGCCTCCCGCTTCGATGCTCTCCTACGGGAGAAGCTGCGGAACCTGACGGCCACGATCCGGCTGGACATCGACACGGCCAGTGTGAATGCCCGACTGGACGAGGTTCGAGCCAGGCTGGCGCGTCTCGGGACTGATTCTCCGACTATCCGCATCGACGTGAACACGGCGTCTGTGCTGGCGCAACTCGCGGCGATCCGTTCGGCGGCGGGCCAGGCATCTGATGCGACGTCCCAGGCCGGCCAGTCGGCGTCGGGCGCGGGCGGCGGAATGCTGTCGCTGTCACAGGCGGCAGTTGGATTGTCTCCGGCGCTGGTGGGTGTCGCGGCGGGTGCGACCGGTGTTGCTGCGGCCCTGCTGTCGTTGGCTGCTGCTGGTGCTGCCGGGTTCGGGGTGTTCAGCATCGCGATGGCGGGTGTCACGGGCGCCGTAAAGCTGCTGGGGCAGCAGCAGACCGCGCAGGCGGCTGCTGCTGTCTCGGCATCCAACGGTGCGGCGGCACATGCTCAGGCCGTTCAGGCGGCGGCCCGCCAGATCGCGACGGCGCAGCAGTCGGTGGCCTCGGCGCAGTACGGGCTGATTCAGGCCGACCAGCAGGAGCAGTCGGCGTTGCAGGCGTTGCAGTCGGCGCGTGAGGCCGCGACCCGGCAGTTGACGTCTATGGCGAACGCCGCGGTTGATGCGAAGCTGTCCGAGCGGCAGGCCGCACTGGACCTGGAGACAGCGACCACTAACTACCGCAACACGATGGCGTCCTCCACGGCGACGGAGCAGCAGCGCCAGCAGGCGACCTTGGACTTGGCGAAGGCGCAGCAGCACCTGACGGAGTCCCATCAGGCAGCCGCCAATGCGCAGGTGGACAACGAGAAGGCGCAAAAGCTGGGGGTCGATGGCGCCCCGCAGGTGGTGTCGGCCGTTCAGGCTGTTGCAGCGGCACGCCACCAGGAGGAGCAGGCCGTTCTGGCGGTCAAGAACGCCCAGCAGGGTGTGACGGTCGCAATGCAGGCGATGGCGACAGCGCAGCGCAACTCCGCGGGTTCCACGAATGCGCAGCTTTCGGCAATCAACGCGCAGGTCGCGGCGCTGGACCCGACTACCCGTCGGTTCGCGGAGTACCTGCGGGGGACGTGGGGGCCGATCTGGAAGCAGGTTCAGGGTGCGTCCGCGGGCGGACTGCTGCCCGGCCTGCATGACGGCATGGAGGCGATGCGGTCCTCGATGCCGGGGCTGATCGCGTTCATCCGTGATCTGTCGGACCGGATGGGCGACATGGCCCGCAACGTGGGTGCCGCATTCAACTCCCCCTTCTGGCAGTCGTTCTTCGCGTTCCTACAGCGCACCATCGGGCCGTCCCTGTCGGCGCTGGGCACGATCTTGGGGAACATCGCCACTGGGTTCGCTGGCCTGTGGATGGCTTTTGAGCCGGTCATCAAGCCGATCACCGATGGCATCGTCGGAATCACCGGCAAGTTCGCCGACTTCGGTAAGCAGGCCACGGGCTCCGAGGGTTTCGGCAAGTTCATCGCGTTCATACAGGCCACCGGCCCGATCGTGATGAAGATCCTCGGCGATCTGTGGCAGATCATCGTCAACGTCGTGGAGGCGTTGGCGCCTCTGGCTGGGCCGATGTTGGCGGGCATCTCGTTCCTGATGGATCTGCTCAAGAAGATCCCCGTGCCGTGGCTGACCGCCGCCGCGGTGGCGATCGGCGCCATCTTCGCCGGCATGAAGCTGGTTCAGGGCATCAGCGCCCTCGCCGCGCTCGGCCCGTGGGGGCTCGCCGCGCTCGCCGTCGCAGCGGCTTTCATCCTCGTCTACGCCAACTCAAAGACATTCCGCGACTTCATCGCCAATGAGGTGATCCCCACCCTCAAGGCGTGGGGCGACTGGCTGATGAAGCACCTCGTCCCAGCCCTGTCTGCTCTGTGGGATTGGATTGTCCACAAGCTCGTCCCGGTCATGGCGGGCATCTTCATGGACGCCTGGAACGGCCTGGTTTCTGCTGTCCGCTGGGTATCGAGCGTAGTGAAGGACAACAGAGGCGAGCTCGCCCAACTCGGCGATGCCTTCTCCAAGGTTGGCGGATTCATCGTCACGTACGTCTTGCCGCTCCTCGGCGTCGCACTCAAGGCGGCGTTCGAGACAGTAGGAAAGGCCGTCGGCGCATACATCTGGACGATTTCCCGGCTGATCGACGCCTGGAACTGGATGTGGGACACGGGCAAGAAGCTGGGCCACTGGTTCGCCAACGACTTCGTCGGCTTCTTCGAGACGGCATGGACGAAGATCAGCGACGGCTGGGATGGCCTGGTCCATGGCATCGCGAAGCTGTGGAACAACCTCAAGCACTACATGATGGACCCGGTCGCCTTCGTTGTGCAGTACGTCATCAACGACGGGCTGATCAAGGCGTGGGACTGGGTCGTCGACAAGATGCACCTCCCGGGCGGCTGGCACGCCGACCCCATCAAGCCCATCCCGACCGTGCCTCCGCTGATGGCCCGCGGTGGTGTGCTGCCCGGCTACGCGCCCGGTCAGGACACGGTGCACGCGATCCTGTCGCCCGGTGAGGGTGTGCTGGTCCCGGAGGCTGTGCGGGCGCTTGGTGGCGGCACTGGCATCAACGCGATCAACTCGCAGTTCTCCTCCCGCGTGCCTGGCCCGGGGATGCATGGCGGCAGTCAGACCTTCGGCGGCGGTGGCCCTGTCTCCAGCATCCTGGGGCTCTTGGGCGGCGCTACCCCTTCGGGCCAACTCGCAGGTATCACAGCGGGACTGGGCAGCAAGGACGCGCAGCGGCTGAATGCCATCACGCAGGACCCCATCGGGGCGATGAAGTCGGTTGTCACGTCAGCGATAGGCGGGCTCTCCGACGCGGCTCCTATGTTCGGGCTGCTCAAGGACCTAGTGGGCAGCCTGGCGGGTGGCGCGGGGCAGGCCATCAAGGACGGGCTCGGGAGCGCCCTGAGCAGCATCGGCGGCAACTTCGGTGCAGGCGTGCCCGCCGCGCAGGCCCCGTCGTCACAAGCGGCGAATGTGGCGACCGTCAAGTCGTGGGCGTCCCCGTATGGCTGGCAGTCGGGCTCCGAGTGGGATGCGTTGGTTTCGGTCATCAACCGGGAATCTGGCTTCCGCAACACCGCCCAGAACCCCACCTCGACCGCCTACGGCATGTTCCAGTTCCTGGACTCGACGTGGGCCGGTCTCGGGTTCTCCAAGACGTCGGACCCTGTTCTGCAGGCGATGGCCGGCATGAAGTACATCTCCGGCCGCTACGGAGACCCGCTGGCCGCCTTGCGCCACGAGCAGGCTTTCGGCTGGTACGACCAGGGCGGACTACTGCCACCTGGCCCGTCGCTTGTCTACAACGGGACGGGAGCGCCCGAGTTGATCGCACCCCGGCAGACGTTCGAGCAGGTGATGTCCGGGGCGAGTGGTGGCGGAAGCGGCCCGGCCAGCTTCACCGGCAACCTGTATCTCGACTCCGGGGAGTTTCTCGGCAAGGTGCGGGGCGTAGCCCAGCACGAGGTGGCGGGGGCACTGACCGCAATCGCCGACCGGGGGTCGTACAACGGATGACGATCACCGTGACGCCCACTGTGGACGCCTCGAACTTGCCGCCGCGGATCAAGCTGGCTGTGGCGGCGTCGGCGGGTGAGACCTCGACGACGGTCACCCGGTCGGATCCGTCGGGGGCGTGGATCCCGGTGCGGACGAACGACGGGAACCCGTTGCAGTTGTCGGCCGGTTCGGGGCTGCTCTACGCCTACGAGGTTCCGTTCGGGCAGTCCACGACGTTCTCCTCGGTGCAGTCGCCGGGCACGGTGTCCGCTGCGGTCACGCTGAACTCGTCGGCGGCCTGGCTAGTGCACGTCGGCCAGCCGGCACTTTCGGTGTCGCTGACGTTTCGCCCGGGGTCGTTGCAGGAGGAGTCCTACAGCGTCATGCGGGGCGTGTTCCGGCCGCTGGGTCGCGTGCACCCGATCATCGTCACTGATGGAGCCCGCAGCGGGCCGTCGTCGTCGCTGGTGGTGGACCGGAACAGCCTCGTCGACGTGTCGGCGTTCAAGGCGTTGCTGGCGGACGCCTCCACGCTGCTGTTGAACATCCCCCCGAGCCTGGGTACCGGGTTCGACACGTCTTACATCGCGATCGACACGTACAAGATCGGCCGGTTGACCGATCTGGTCATTGACGAGAACCGGGACTTCCTCCTGCCCTTCGATGTGGTGGATCGGCCGCTCGGTGGTCAGCAGCCGCAGCGGACGCTGGCGGACCTCATGTCTTACGCGACGCTGGCGGACCTGAACTCCCACTACGCGACGCTCAACGACCTGTACGTCGGGCCCTGACGGTGACGCTCTCCCCGTCGGCCAGCCTGTTCCCCTCGACCACCCTGTACTCGCCGGCCCCGCCCGTGCTGCCACCGCTGCTGGTCACCGACCCGTACCGTGCCGGGTTTTCGCTGTGGTACACAGTGGACGCCTCCCGGGGTGGTGCCTCACTGGAGTCGGGGCTGCAGCCGACTGCGGGCTCGATCACCGACACGATCAAGTCGGGCGTGCGCCGAACCCTGAGTCTCGACCTGGCGCCGACTGCCGGCCTGTACGAGTTGCTGTCCCCGGCCGGGACCAGGCTGACGGTGACGGGTCACGTCAAGTTCACCGGGCCCACCGTGATCGACGTGCCGATGGGCGTGTTCTACGTCGATCAGGTGTCGGACTCGCCGGGTGGTGTGGGGGCGGTGAAGATCACCGCGCCGGACAAGTGGGCGCGGATTCAGCGCGCCAAGTTCACCCGGCCGACGCAGTCGACGCCTGGCTTGACGGTGCCGCAGCAGATCGTGGCGCTGATCCAGGGCGCGCTGGGCCTGGATCAGTCGGTGCAGATCACCTCGAAGTGCACGGCGCTGACCGGGCTGCAGACGTGGGAGAAGGACCGCGACCAGGCGATCCTGACCTTGGCGGACGGCGCGGGCCTGTGGGTGTACTTCGATCGGCTCGGGGGCGCGGTGGTCGCAGACATGCCGACGATCGGCGCAAGCGCGAAGTGGCTGATCGACGCTTCGGCGTCGGGCGTGCTGCTGTCGCTGGACCGGCAGGTGTCGGCGACGGACACCTGCAACGTGGTCGTCATCTCCTCGAGCGCGTCGAATGATGCTGAAAAGTTCGGCACGCAGGTCGTGTGGGACGGCGGCGACCCGACGTCGGCGACCTATGCGGGGCCTGATCCGATCAACCACCCGGAGCTCGCCGGCCCGTTCGGGGTGGCCGTGGACTTCTTCGACACTCCGCTGCCGTTGACCAACGCTCAGGTGACGCAGGCGGCGTGGGCTCGGCTGGCATCCAAGCTGGGCATCTCCTCGACGGCGACGCTGACGCAGACGCCGAACCCGAACTACGACGCCGGGGACGTGTACGACTACCTGGCTACGCAGGCGGACGGGTCGAAGGTGTCGGCGCGGAACATCGCGGACACGGTCACGCACAGCCTGGACCCCACGCAGGCCCTGCAGATTCAGGGCCGGTCGATCAGCTATGACGCTTCGGGTCGGTCGAGCGGCACCGTCGGCCTTCCGTCGCCGTCGGGTGGCGGTGGCACGAGCGGTGGTGGCACGACCGGCGGCGGTGGCACGCCACCAAGCAACACCCCGC